CTGGACTACCTGAAATTAATTCAAGTGGGACATTAGCTGAACAAAAATATAAATTCGCTACTAGATCTTATGCCGGTTCTATTCCAGAAAAGACAACATGTGATCTTGCACTTACATTCACAGTCAATTTAAATACAGAAAATGATGCGTATGTATATAATATTCTTAGAGCATGGAATGATATTGTATATAACCCATTAACAGGTAGTCAAGGACTAAAGAGAGATTATGTAGGTCAAATGTCAGTGTTTGCATCAAATAAAACTGGAGAAATTTTTAGAGAATGGTCATTCCCTTCAATTATTCCAAATAGTGCATTAAAGGCAATTGAATTAGACTATGTAGCACCAGAGGTATATGAAGCAACTATGACATATCGTGCAGATTTCTGGACTGAAACTAGAGTTGGTCAAATTAACGTATAAAAAAATCGAATAATTAATGGAAATGTTTGATACACATCGTCGAGATATCCTAAATTTCGATAATTACATGGATCTTAAAAAACCAGGATTTGGTGGTCCGGCCTCAGCTATGCCACTAAAAGATGGAAAGGGTAAATTAGTTAATACTAAACCTAAATTGGCTGGATTCCAGCATACTGTTGAAAGAGACCCTGCATTTTCGCATCCAGTATATGATCCTACATATAAAGCAATGACTGGTGATCTTGTCTATAAACAAGAAGGTAAGAAAGCTTTTAAATATGATGATCAAAGAACTGGTATTCCAGTAGTTCAAATGGATCCACTTAAAGAAGGAAAATCATATACTTCATTTAATAAATTTATTAATGAAGCGATTGATGATGAAGAGGAAATTGGTGACGAATCAGATTATGATGGAGATGACATCAATTATGGAGACGAATCTGAGTGGGATGAAAACGAGGAGGACGAAGAAGAAGAAAGATCATATGCAACTAAATCAAATAGAACAATGTCTGGCCTACGAGAAATCGAAGACCGATTAAGAAGCTTTGAAAACGGTGTAGATTCTGAAGATGAGGAAGAATTTGGAGCTAATCCTTTTGGCGAAGTACCGCAATGGATAAAAGATTTACAAAATAACCAAGCAGATAGACAGACTGGTCAAAATTCACTAGGTTCAGAAGAAGTAGATGATGAATTTGGAGCTAATCCTAATACTTGTGACGAATGTGGAGACACTAATTGGATGAAATAATAAATTCTTAAATAGTAAGAAAGCCTCATAGAAATATGAGGCTTTTTTAGTTTAAATATTAATTAAGTCTAATGGGACAGCTGCTGATATATCTAATTGATCAGCTTCTTCAGATTCAATGAGATGGTATTTAAATTTAAAGTCTAGATATTCACTATTAATGAAATCAATAGTATTTAAAACTGATGTAATTGAAAGATTTGAGTTTAAATATATTATCCTAGAGTATTTTTCATTCTTTACAGTAATTGCTTTATCTAGTAATTTCTTTATTTCATAATTTAAAAGAAATGATTGAACTTTATTTGGGACTATAAATTTTGTACTAAACTTATCTTTAATTAGTTTACTTACATTTAGTATATAGTCGCTCTTATCCTTTTTATCAAATGCAATAATAAAGCTTTTATAATCTCTAACAAATACTATATTAATTATTCTTTCTTCCATTATTATACATCTAATTTTACAATATTTATACCGGCTTCCTTTAGAATTTTAATTCCAGAAACATCTCGGTATTCTTCTCTATATACAACTAGCTTAATACCGGCCTGAATAATTAGCTTAGAACATTCTCTGCATGGAGAATAAGTAACATATAAAGAAGCACCATCTGTGCTTTGAGTTGATCGAGCCACCTTAAGCATAGCATTTGCCTCGGCATGCAAAACATACCAATGAGTAACATCATTAGCATCTTCACAATCATTTGGAAAACCTTTTGGAGTCCCATTAAATCCATCTGAGATTATTGTCCCATCTTTAACTATCAACGCTCCAACCTTCTTACGTTTACAGCAAGATAAATTAGACCACTCTGCAGCCATCTTTAAATAAGTAAGATGATATTTAATGTCTTTATTTGTCATCAGATGATTTGGAGTTAACTATACCGTTTGGCACAAGTGCATTGATAATTACGACTATTCCCACCCATTGTGAATAAGATATAATAGGTCCAAATACTTTCGATAAATGGTTCCACTCATATACTAAATTGCAAACTAGCGAGAGTAATAAGAGTTTGGCAACTGACGTGATTATTGAAATAATTGCTTTTTTCATGAGTTAATATTTTTTAGGATCCAATCATATAAAGGATCAGATAGTTGAGCATATTCAGATTGACCATCAAATAGTGATGAAAAATGACCTGTTGGGGAGCCATTGATTTTAATTAGGTTTAAGTGGACCGCTGGGATACTTGCTGGCTCAAATTTTTGAGTAATCATTTTTGTGGCTACTTCAAAATGTCTTTCATAGATATGAGAAGAGTTTGCGATATGCGTATATGTACCCATTTCTAATTCAGGATAACCTGCGTGTGACTTAAGATGAGATAGCATTTGAGATTGTAGGATTGAAAAGAATGCAATATCTGTAGGTAAACCTAGGATTACGTCATTACTTCTCATGCTTACTGTAAAATTAAGCTTATTGTTTCTAATTTGGAAAATTCCATACATAGTACAAACAAAATCCTTATTTTCTGATCTTTGATGAGTCGGCAGATTGAAGTGTATGACAGCCTGTCGTGAATCTTTATCTTGAGCTAATGATTCTAATGCCCATTGATATTGAGTAAATCCATGTTCATTCTTATTATTAAATAGGAGATGGCCATACGATGAGTTTACTGTAGCATCATCATTTTGTATAGATTCCCAGAATTTTGCATATTTTGAGATATATTCAACATCATTTCTACCCATAAAATACCATAGAAATTCTGCAGCAATATACTTAACTTGAGAAGATCTAAACTCATTTATGTAAAGACAAGAAAGAGGATTCTCTATTACTAGAGCGACATCGCACATTTCATTAATCTTCATATCTCTAGGCTGAGTCACATATTCTGGAGAAGTTAGTAACTCTGTTAAAAGTTCCTCATATACTCCTGCAAAAGTTGATGATTGAAATATTGTCATACTTTAGTTTTTATTTTTATACATGGTAGTTTAAAAAAGTTTTAATAATTAGAATACTTGTGACTATATTTTAATTATCTCCATTTCTGAAAAATGATCTTGTTGAGTTACACAAATTCGATAATCGAATAGTTCTTCAGGTAAAGATTCATGAGATACTACAAAGATAGTCAATCCATATTTTTCTGAATATTCTTTAAGAATTGAAATTGCGCGATATACATTATTTTTATCTAATGAGCTAAAAATTTCATCTAGAAACATAACATTCATTTGACTATGTTTCATCTTAATTATTTCAATGAATGCAAGAAGAACTATTAAGTTCATTTTTTTACGCTGACCTGTAGATAGACTTTCTGGAGATATTTGCATACCTAGGTGACTAATTAGTGGATTAAACTCACTATCAAATTCAAATGGAAATTTAAATTCTAGTTTCTCAGAAATTTCCAATATTCGTTCATTTAATGTAGGAATAATCTTATCGATCATTGATTTTTTAATCCCATTATCTGAGAGAAGATCATCTAGATTTAAATATAGATTTTTCGATTCAGTTAGTGTAGTATTTGTTACACGATCACTATTTATATGTGTCCTAAGATCAGATATAATAGTTTCAATAGAAGTTAATTCATCAGAGCTATCTGTCTCCTGAGCAACCTCCAATGAGGCCTGTAAGCTTTCAAGAATTGCTTTTATCTTATAATAATTAGATTCAGCATCACTTTTTTCAAGAAGAAGATTAGTAGAGTCATCATTTAATACATCAAGTGCTTTTTGTTTTATTGGTAGATCACTATTTAATGCATCGAGTTTAACTTTAATTTTTTCTTTTATCTCTACTGATGAATCTGAATGTAAATCATTTAAACATTGAGGACACCTATTTTGATCGTATAATTCAAGTTTGGTTTTTAAATCGCGAATACTAGATTTTATTTTACTTAATTCATCTGACTCAGAAGTCTTAATTTTTCCAAGAGAATCTAATTTATTTTTAATATTGGTATATTTTAATTTAGCATCAGTTAATTCCTGAGTAGAGGTTTCAATTTTAGTAGTTAATTGGTCAGATAACTCAGTCTTTCGTTTTGTTATTTTTTCTCTTAGCGTAGATAGCTGAGTTTCATAACTATCTAAATTTTTTTTATTTAATGCGATCGCTGAATCTAAAATATCTGAGGTTCTCTTATTTTCTCGAAGTTCATCTTTTACTTTAGCTCGCATATCAGATAGAATATCGATTCCGAAAATACGATCAACTATTTTACGTTTATCATCTTTACTTAAATTGACAAATGATTTAAAATCATCAAATGAGAGACTAATAGTATTACAAAATACTGAGAATGGTATTTTTGCAAGCTCTTCTTCAATAAATTCGTCAACTTTTCTTTTATCTGGTAAATTAAAGCGAGTCCCATTTATTTTAATATCACTAAAATTTGGTTCAATTCCTCTATCTAATTCAATTATTTCACCTGAGTTAGTTGTAAACTTTACGTTGGTGTAGGCATTCTTATTGATCCAGTTTGGAATATCTTTCATTTTACGAATAGCGGACCTTCCGTAGATAGCAACAGTTAATGCTTCTTTAATCGAGGATTTACCTGCCCCATTTTCACCCTCGACTAGAATTAAACCTGGCTTATCATCAAATTTAAAGGTTTGTATCTTATTTCCGTATGATAAGATATTTTTATATGAAAATTCAGATAATTTCATTAGTCGTAGTGTTTTGTATTTTTCAGTGAATCATATATTTCTTTGAATTTTTCAACCAGTGGAATAGACTGAGCTACTGGTAAATTCATTTGAGAAAGTTTTTCATCAAGTATTGCAAAAATATTATATGAATAGTCAGTATTTTGTTCGACTTCACTTTTACTTTTAATTTGATCTTTTGAATAAGAGGCTAATTCTAATCGCCTATGACCAAAGCCTTTTACTAAATCAGTAAATTGAGAAAATGGAAATTTTTGAGATAATTCTGAATCAATTAAGATATCCACAAAATTATTTAAAAAAAGATCTTTTATCTGGTCTTGAGTTAAAATTAAAAGATCCATTATATTGAATTTAACATGTTTTGGAGAAACCGTATTTTCTATAAACTTTTCTTTAATTTCTTCGCCACTTGCATCTAAAACATAGAAGCCTTTTACATTTCCACGATCTCCTCTATCCATTTCATATGGAGTTCCAACATATAGTACATTTCCTTTTTCTTGTCGAATATGGATATGGCCAGAGTAGATTCTTTTAAAATTAGTAAGATCATCTGAATCTAAACCATGTTCAAGTTTAGTAACTCGATTAAGGTTAAACCCCTTAACATCAGCATGACAGAATACGTATTTAGAAGATCGATTATTTGCAACAACCCCTTTTAATTTTTCAAGATTTTCAATCCATGGAAGCATTAAGAAATTATGCGAATTTATAGTAAGAGAACGAGGTTCCTCAAAAATATGAAAATTATTAAAAATTAAATTAAATCCTTCTAGTGAATGGGTATCAGTTCGGTCTTTATAATATACATCATGGTTTCCAAGTATTACAAATACTCCTCTTTTAAATTTATTAGTGAATGCTTCAGCAATACGTAGAGAGAGTTTATAAATTCTAACATTTGTTGATTCTCTAACATGATTCCAATCTCCAACTTGAACAAGTATGTCTGTTTCTGGATCAAATCCTTCATCATCTACTTTTTGTAAAAAATAGTCAATAAGAAAATTAATTTGAATATCTGACCATTCAAGAGAATTATTACGTATAC